TTTGCTTCTCACTTGTGCGTTAGTCTGCGGATATGCCGGATAAGTAACCACCGACACATCGAACAACTTAACTTCTACTAATTCCCTCTCAATATTCTTTTTGTCCTCATTGTTCCATTCGTCTTTTACCGTCTGGAATCCAAAGGACATCTGATTTACATCACCACGTTGCATCGACACTTTCAAATCATTCGCCCAGGTCGTATCGGGCGGGTCGATATCAATCGCAAGTCCGGTGTCATCCTCGGACAGTTCAAGCGTGCCCGACTTGTTACGGCCCAATACATAATTGGCGTCATGGTTAAACAGCGCCCGCACGTCGGCCTCCTTCAGCGTCTTCTTGAAGGCACCGGGTCGTATCTTCTCCCTAAACCCGCCAAGGTCTTCAGACCATTGATTGAACACCGCCGCATGTCCCTGTATGTGCGGCTTCTCTCCATCGGTCACCCTCAACTCGACATCAAAGCACCGTATCTCTTTTTCCATGTTACGCTCCTGCTACTATCTGGCACACACAACCGTTGTGTAGCGGCGGGTGTCCGACTTTAGTCTGTATATTCATTTCCTTCGCGCCGTCCGTTATTTGGTCATCCGGCAAAAGGAAAAACTTGTCCACTCCCACAATCGAGCCATTCATCGCCTGACAATACGGGCAAGGGTCAGCACCAAGCGCCACCCACCGCAGAATAGTTACCCCTACCAACACATACGCAGCCTTGGCAAACGCATTGCTACTACGTACCGTCTCGCCCGCCGCAATATCGGCACCGCGTACTTGCTCCCAATGGTCGAAGGTCTCTTCAACCGCAGCGTCAAGGTCTGCATTGCTATCGACTGCCTTATTGATCGTCTTCTTCAAATCGGCCCGACTCTTGGCAATATACCGATACGCAAAGTTGGTCACGAAAGACTGTATAAAAGCATCATCTTCCGGCCCTAACTTATCCGGCCCGCCTACTTCCTCGGAAATCTCGCGCTTAATCTCTTCGGCAAACGTCCTGAACGTCGGCAATATCTGATTCCTGATATACTCAGGAAGCGTCGAATAATACTTGTCAAGGAACAGGTCAAAGTCTTCAATGCCTCGCGCAGTCAAATACTTCTTGACGCCTTCCTTCAAATCGCGCCGTTCCTTGCGGATAATCCTGTCAGCCGCAGTCTTGAAAAGCCGCTCGTAACTCTTTGCCATCCGAAAGCGTTTGTTCGCCGACCGCAGCGCCCGCGTTTCTCGCAGACTCTTTTCTTCCGGCTCTTCCTCTGGCTCTTCTTCCGGTTCCGGTTCACCAAAGTCACTGAAAGGATTACTTTCGCCGGCCAGTTCCGTCGGTATCCAGTTCATCGGTACATAGTGAGCATCGCCACCTTCTACCGGGTTCTTGTTCTCGAACTCGCGTATCTCGTTAGGCGAGTAGACACCCATCTCGATGAACGTCCGGTACGCCTGTGACCGCGCCGCGATATCGCCCCTCAAAAGAGCGTCAACAAGAAACTCGTAGAAGTAATCCTTCTGGTCACTCTCGCTCAATAGCTGCATCGACAAGGCTTGTTCCCACCGTACCAGCCACGGCCTCATCGTGTTGACCACAAAATCAATCGACTGTTGCTCAATGTTAGAGAACGTCGCCCGCGAGAGATCCGCTATCATGTGCGGCGGCACTCTGAACACCCGCGCAATCTCGGTCGTGATAAACTGCCGCGTCTCGATAAACTGCGATTGATTAGGGTTCACCGAAATAGGTACGAACTCTGCGCCCTCTTCCAGTATCGCTACACTTTCTTTATTGCCCCAATCAGTATGCTTATCGCTCCAACTCTTTTTCAGTCTTTCTCTTGCGGGTTCATCTTTCAGTTTCCCGGCAAGTTTTAAGTATCCTCCCGGCCCACCATAGTTCTTGAAAAACTCCGCGCCGTACCGCTCAACCGCCATAGCCTGACCGATAACGTCCCTAATACGCGTCAGCGTGTCATAGCCCTTCAGACCGTCGTAGCCTATCCCGCTGATATGCAACATGTCGTCCATAGGCACCGTGGTCTTTTTGTCGGTAGTCATAAAGACTTTTTTGTTATTGACTCTATCTACCGTCCACTTTTGCGGGTCTTGAATCCACAAGTTGACAGGATAACCACTCCGTCCCCGCTCGATTCTCGCATATCCATTGCCAAGTAAAACAACGTGGTGCATCAGCGTCTCTTTGAAGTAGAACGCCGTTTGCTCCGGATTCGGACGCCGGTGCAACAGGTCGTATATCGCGTGACTCTCAGCCCGTTCCTTCCCGCCTTCTATCCGCTTGTAGAGTATCGTCGGCAAACTCGCTAACGTCTCGCTCAACAACCGCACACAGGCGTTGACCGCCGCGACACTCATCGCAGTCACCCTGTCAACAGGCAACCCACTCGTGGTCACGCCGCCTAACAGCATCTTGGCAAGCTCGGCCTCGGCTACCGTTCTGCTATAAGCCCTCTTCTCTCTTCTTGTGAAAATGCTCACAGCGTCAATATTCCTCTCTCGTCATATACGCTTGCTCCCTCGGCTCTTAGCGCACGGTCAAGCGCCATTATCAGCGCAACCACTCCGTCTATCTTCTCGCTACTCTTGCTCTTGTCCGGTTTCACATTCCCCGCCGGGTCTTGCTTCACCGTCATGTTATCGGCCATCCACCGCAACACCGTATTACCGCCATGCCGTATCTTCTTATCCAACACCAACCGCAAAAGCTCTTTTGTCGGATGCGCCATCGACGCAAAACCTTGCCCGAACTGCACCACCGTGAACCCATCGTCATCAAGACTCTGCATTATCTCAGTAGCACCCCACCGGTCAAACGCAATCTCACGAATGTTAAACTGCTGCCCTACCTCGTTAATCCGCTTCCTGATATACCTATAATCAATTACATTTCCCGGCGTCTCTTCGATAAAGCCTTGCTTAACCCACAAGTCATACGGCACTCTGTCTCTCACGGCCCGCTCATTTACCCTTTCTTTGGGTACAAAGAAATACGGTAATACGCTATACGTCCCGTCCGAGTCCGGCACCACCACGACGAACGCCGCGATGTCGGTTGTGGAAGCCAAGTCCAAACCGGCCCACGCCGCAGTCCCCTCTATGTCTTCCTCGTACTGATCTGCCCCGCAAGCATCCCACGCGTCCAGGTCTAACCACCTATCCTCTTGCTTCGTCCACTGATTCAAGTACAGCCGTTTAAACGTGTTTTGAAAAATCGGCATCTGCTGCGCCCTGACAAAAAACTCCCGCATCTCTTCAATATCGCGGAAGGTTCCCAAAGCAGGATTCGCCTTGTACCAGACCGCCTCGTCTTTCCAATCCTCAGTCTCTTCTGCCGAAAAAACAACAGGATAGAAAGTCTTGTCATCCAGTACCCCGTTCAAAACCTGTAGCGCGTGTTCGTGCATGTGCCAGCATACCGAGTTTCTATCGTACCCCGCCGTGGTTATCGCAAACACCAACGGTTGCGCCCGCGTCCCACCGGAAGTCGTCAGCACTTCCCACAACTTCTCATTCGGTTGTGTATGCAACTCATCAAACACAACGCCATGAGCATTGAACCCGTGCTTAGTCGCGTGGTCGGCCGACAGCACCCGATACACTGAGTTAGTTGACGGTACGATTATCCTCCGCGTTGACTCGATAATCTTGCACCGCTTAGCCAGCCCCGGCGCCTGCTGCACCATATTCACAGCCACGTTGAAAACTATCGACGCCTGATCCGTATCAGCCGCAGCACCGTAAATCTCACCGCCCATCTCGTCATCAGCAAAAAGTAGCTTCAACGCTATCGCCGCCGCCAACTCGGACTTCCCGTTCTTCCTTGGTATCTCTACATACGCCGTCTTATACTGCCTGTACCCATCCTCCTTCACCGTGCCGAATATCTCCGACACTATCTTTCTCTGCCAGTCCTGCAATAAAAAAGGGACGCCAGCAAAGCGCCCCTTCGTATGCTTCAATCGCTGAATGAACCTCACGGCCCTATCAGCTTTACCCTCGTCAAACATATAGCGTTATATTAAATCCCCAAACTCATCGTCATCTTTATCGGCCTTAATAGAAAGCCGAGCCCGGGCGGAGGGAGTCGCTCCGAACTCGGCAAGCAAGGCCTGAACCCTGCCTAAAGATTTCGACGCTATGGTAAACTCCGGCACCGCCTGTTTGTACCCACTATCGGATTTCCAAACAGCCCCGCTCTCGCGCAGCGCCTTCACCATTTCTACATATCTCTCCCACTCGATACAAAGTGCCGCGAAAGCCAAACCATCGGCCTCCGTCAGCAATCCCAACGGCAACAATATCGCACTCAATTTATCCCAAACCTCACGCGCATACCCGTCTACAATTTCCGGACATTCCGGCATGATTGGTTGAGGCTTGGGCTCTACCCCAATAGGCCTATGTTCCCTATTACCCTCAACGAGCCGAAGCGCCGTCGGCTTTGGTTTACGTCCTGGAACTGCCATTATTATACTCTTTATATTTCCTTCTACCACGTTCTAAAATCACCAGAGGGGGCTATATCCAAATCGCGCGCGCTCCGCTTTCAC